CAAATCAAGTAGTATCTTTCATTCAAACCAAATATCCATTATTGGTATTTAATTCTTCTACTTGCAGACGAGACGTTGGCTATATTATTGATGCATTATCTTTTGATCTAGTCAATGGAGGCAATGCACAAAGTATAAAATCTGGTGCATACTATTATGGATATACAACATCTTCTGTAGTGTCAACTGAATTGACCCAAACAGTGGCAGCTTATGATTACATTCAAAATCTGATAGGATATATTGTCACAGGCAATTCAGTACCAAGCACCTACCAAACTGCGGTGACTCAAGTGTTCCCAGTAGCTGGTGCCACCCTGAATGAATCCAACATATTACAAAACAAGATCAATCAAATTACACAGATCATTGTGGATGGTGCAGTATCGGCTCCTGCACAAGTTCCGCAAAATCTAGACACCAACACCAGCACCAATATTATCAATGCATGGACACTGTTGCATGCCAATCGATCCTTTATACAGGCAGAAGTGTTGGCCTACGTCAATACTACCATGTACACGGGAAAATTTGATTATAACCCTCAAAAATCTTATAGAGACAGTGGAATTTTGATTGAAAATGTGGCCTATGATATTACATTTGGAGGAAATGAAAAAAGTGTTGAATCAGGCAAGGCCTATTGGAATGGAACAATAAGCTATATTGCAGGCACTATACAACAATGTACAGCAGCCATTAGCTATTTGACTGGTCTTATACAGGCAGTGATTTCCAATTACCCTTGTCCTGTGCTGCCAGCAGTTCCGTTGATACCGCAAGCCAGTCAAGTTATCAACACTGTGCTTACTGGTGGTAACATTGCAGCCACATCTATTAACAACTGTTTCAATATTATCACAGATATAATTGTTGAAGGACCTAATGTAGCACCTCCAGTATACAAAAGTACAGGACCTGATGCTGCCTATGTCAGTGCAGAAATTTTACTACAGGCCAACAGAAAGTTTATTCAAGAGCAAACAGTCAATTACATCAACTACAATTTGGTGCGTCCTCAACCAAATGGATACTTAGCATACAACAAGGTAAAATGTGCTAGAGACACTGGGTTATTGATTGACAGCATTGTTGCAGACTTGCTGTATACATCTAGTACATTTAGTCAAAGCACATTTGCAGGCATACAATACTACTTCCAAAGCACCACAAATATTCCGTCTGAAATTACAACAACCACTTTGGCCGTCAAGTATTTGGGCACTATAGCAGCCAAGGTGGCAAGAAATATCACTCCTCAAACTGATGCTATTTTGGGCATATCTAGATATTCCACAGCTACTCAAATCACCAATATACAACCTGGCACAATTTCTGATGCTAATGTGATTGGCAGAGAATTCAATATTATCACTACTATAATGGGCGGTGTGACCACTGGGTGGTCAGATCTAGTCATTGCCAACGGCCCATCTAGTAATTTGATATCAACTCAAAATGCATATGCACTGCTCCAAGCCAACCAGTACTATATGCAACAGGAAGTTTTATCATATACCAAATCTCCAAATGGGTTGAATTTTAATCCTTCAAATACTGCAACATTTATTAAAAATATCAGCAATATCATTAACAGTGTGAGTTTTGATCTTTTGCATGGTGGCAATAGGCAGGCTATACAAGTGGGATTCTCTTACTTCAATCCTAACTCTACTGGCAGCTACATACCATATCAAACAGCAGCCACAGTTTTTGCACTAAACAGTTTGAATTCTTTGATCAATAACTTGTTATCTGGATCAACTGCACCTAGTCTACAAAAAATTGTCAAACCAATAACCACATCTACATTGCCAGCAACAATACCCACATCAATCAGTCAATCCATATCAACTATTACCAATATTTTGAGCGCAGGTCCAACAGGGTACATTTATAATCCCATAAACTTGAATGCCTCTACCCTGTCAAATGCTGTTATTTCATATAACATAATTGTGGCCAATAGAAACTATTTGGTAGCAGAAGTGTTGGAGTCCATCGACAAACAATACAATACTGGAGCATTTAAATATGATCAAAATCTGTGCTACAGAGACACAGGTTTGATGGTGGATGCTGTGAGTCAGGACATACTGCTGGGCGGCAACAAAAAAAGTGTTGAAGCTGGGTTGGCCTATTGGAATCAAGGCTACAACTATGTATCCAAGCAAGTGAGCACCACCACAGCAGCAATCAGCTACATCAACGACATAGCCAAAAAAATCATAGCTAACTCCACAGTGACCAGTATCACAGGCACAGTGGCCACACAGATTATCAATCCTTTCTTTGACAACGGTCAAAACTATGTGGCACAGCAAGCAGTTGATAGAAATTTTGGCATCATCAGTACAATTATTGAACAAGGTCCTTATGCTGCTCCTCCCATTTATGTTGGAAGTGGTATTTTTGCCCTAACTGGAATCAATGGTCTTGATGTACAATTGGCGCCCACAGTGACCTACATACAGGATATTTCTAACACCAACACTTCCAAAAAGTATTTGATTGGGCTCAGTACGGCCACTGTAGGATTTGGCATCAATTCCACAATTTACTTTGGTGATACGTTAGTCTATCCCTTACAAAAAAATGAGGTAGAAGATTTCAGTCTACAACAAACTGGCAGTCCTAACACTTGGGACAGTAGAAAAACAGACCCAATTGGCGGCATGGGTGGCAGTTTGGTTGACGGCGCAGTGATCAGCGACCGTAGCCCAATTCAGTCGTTTGTTTATGATGCGTTTACACAATTGAGTCAAGGCGGCAGAGGTGTTAGAATTACCAATAATGGTTACGCTCAGCTGGTATCGGTATTTACTATTTTTAGCAGTGTTGGTGTACAGGTAGATCATGGAGGGATTGCCAGTATTGTAAACAGCAATGCCAACTTTGGAGACATCTGTTTGGTAGCTGATGGTTATGGCAAACGTGCGTTCAGCGGCACCATATATAATCCAGCGTTTAGAGCATACCCATTCAGTCCAGGTATTGACGGCTTGGACCAATATTATCCCAATGGTTTTTGGCCGGATAAAGCTGGCAATGTTGAAGTGTTTGTGCCAGATGCTGCCAATCGGCCTCATATAAGTCTGGTCATGGAAGTGGTATCACCAAACGACTTCTTGAATTCTTATAACTCCCCACAGTTAGCAGATTTGGGAGTGTATTTGTATGGATTTTTGAATTCCCAACCCAGCACTGGCACACTGACTGCGGGATCCATAAATCTCATCAACATCCCAACAACCAATGTGTACGTGGGCAACACAGTGTATGTTTTGGATCAATTTGGTTACCCTTATGACAATTTCCCTTACCTACATGATGAATTTGGCAGCTATGTTCAGGCAGACGGAGTTACTTTGGCTAACAGTTCCAGTCAGTATGTGATCAATCAAAATTATAAAATTTGGTATGCAGCCACTGGTACTGTGGTGTCCAATGTGAATTTCAACAGCATCACTTTGAGCCAACCGTTGCTCAGCGGTGCTGCTTTTCCCAACAACCCAAACTATTTTACCTTGTACTTTGCGGGAAACAGCTACTTTACTGTGTTGACTAGCAGCGTGGCCAACAACCCATATCTTTTGAATTCAAACATACTATCTGCAAATTCAAATACAAATTATCAAGGTCCCACAGTGAATCAGATAGCTGCTCATGCAGCGGCCATGAAATATTTGAATTCTGTGACCAACAAAATTATCAGCAACCAAATGATCATGCCCAGCGTGGGCAACTATTCCAAACAATATGTCAACTCCACACTTGTGGGTGGTAGTAATGCAGCATCTTTTGTGACTTTGGAATTTGGCTATTTGACCACTATTCTCACAGCCACTAACATAAACTCAGCGTTGTCAGTAGTTCCTGCTTCAGCAATCATTAAGTCTGGTGCAGTACCCTCTGGAGCAGGCAGTGCCATATCACTGATACAAAACAACATTGACTTTTTGACCAACGAAATTATTGCCTATGTCAACAACAATTTTGCCTCTGTATTCACTGATGGCAAATGCTATAGGGACACGGGTTTGATAGTGGATGCTGTCGCGGAAGATATTTTGTACTACAATCTCAATGGCGGCGTTGGTAATTACAGTGATTTGACTTTTAGCGGATTGCAATATTGGAGTCAACAGTATGATACTGGGTTTTCCACAGCTGCTCTAGTGGCAGAAAGTACAGCTACCATTGCATCAGTTCAGTATTTGGCCACCACAGCAACCAATTATGTTAGTGGAGATAATAAATCTCGGGTGGCACAACTGTTCAACATCATAACAAACATATTGATCAACGGCCCCGTAGATGTCACAAATAGTGTGGTATATGGCGGACCAATCACTGCATCGGATTCACTGATAGCAGATGCTGTTTCATTACAAAGCAATAAAACTGCCATACAAAACAGTGTAGTCAATTTTGCTTACAACAATTACCCCAGTGTGCTTGGCAGTTTGGGTGCATTCACTGCCACAAGATGTGCGACAGATATTGGTTTGATGATTGATGCCGTGACCTTTGACATGCTGACAGGTGGAAATTCACAGAGCACCAAATCAGGCATATATTATTTTAATAATGATGCCAATTACAGTGTTATACCTAATGAATCAACAGCCACTGTGGCAGCGTTCAGTTATTTGTCCACCATTACCAGCAGTTTGATACGTGGCACAATAAACACTGAATATGTGCCGTTGCAATCTGATGTAAAACCCATTTTGGGCAATGCTTTACCGTCAGACACAAACACTATCACCAGTAGAGTTGGCAGCGGTATATCATTGCTCAACAACATAATTCGTAACGGCCCTGGGCAGGTGGGCAGTAGACTCAATCTAAGACCTCAAAATGTTGTTACCAATTCCAGTGTTGTCCCTGTGGACAACCTAAGATCGTGGACCATTATCAATGCTAATAGAGCATTTATACAGGCTGAAGTGTTGGCGTACATTGCCATCAATTATCCATCGGTATATAATCCCAATGCCATGACTGGTAATCAAGCAGACAAATGTGCTAGGGATGTGGGGTTGACTCTGCAGCAGCTGATTTATGATTTGGAAACTGGCGGCAACTACAACATGATATATGCTGGACTCAGCTATTGGAGTAGAGAAGATACCTATCACATTGTGGAACTGGGCGAGGCAGTCAATGATCCCACACTGTTTCCTGATGGTACCATTGTGAATTTTTATCAAAGAAGCTATATCAGTGCCAGCGGCTATGTGTTTGAATATGTGGGTGCAGGCACAAATTATGGAGCATTGCCACAATTTGGACAGGCCGATCCTGTACAGGGCAGGGAAACACTTCAGTTAAATAGTGGTAAGGTGTTTTTTACCTCCACTGATCAAAACGGAGATTTTAGAATTGGACCTGGGTTAGTTATCAGTCAGGCCACAGGAGTTATTTCAGGAAGAACATTTACTCAATCGTTGTTTGCTAATATGACACCGTTTATTTTAGCGATAACTTAAAAAAGGATTTTACAAATGGCACAATTACCATTAAACACGTTTAAGACAAAAACAGCAGTATTGACCACAGGTACTGCATCCAAAGTATACACTGCGCCAATTGGCACCACTGCCATTATATTAATGGCACAAGTGGCCAATATCAGTTCACAAACGCACTATGTGAGTTTCAGCCATTTTAGAAATAGGCCAATATTAGCGGATGCGCAAGGTAACGGAGCTCAAGCTGCTAGAACAACCAGTACCTTGGTAATGAGTTATGCAGTTCCTGCTAATGATGCAGCTTCGCCGCTCAGCGGCAAAATGATTGTGGAATCTTTGGATAGCATACAGGCCCATGCAGACGCTAACAATGTACTGCAACTGACTCTGAGTGTTTTGGAAACAGCTAATGCATAAATTAGGATAATAACATGCCATTATTAGTCAGCGGCTCTCAAAAAAATAGCAGTTCACCATCTGGGTTTACCAATTTAAGTCAAGCCCAGAATCAGCTTGGCCCAACTCCCACAACCAGTACGGGGTACACATTGGTGGCCACCAGCGGATCGTTGGTAACTTATGTTTCCAGTTTGGGTAATTTGCAATTTGATAAGGGAGCGATTTACAGTAATGTGCCAGATCAAAATATCAATATCGTGGGCACTGGAACCAGCACTGTAATTATTTCAGGCTCTCAAGTCAATTTGAGCCCAACTACTGGAGTACTGGTAGTCAATGGCGGAATAGGCATAGCCAATGGCTTATACACCGGCGATGATATAAATGTCAATGGAATCACTATTGGTCAAGGATACAAAGGTTCCAACAACATAGTTCTAACTGGCGTGGCCGCTACACAAACCAACAGCGTGGATTTTGATGGCGAAAACAGTATCGCCATTGGTTGGAGTGCATTATTAGGCCTACAATCAGCTCAAAATTCCATAGCCATTGGCAGATATGCCCTATCATCTGGAACCAATCTCACCAACACTATTGCCATTGGCGACAGCAGTTTGCAAAGAGTTGGCACAGTAAGCACTGTGCTTGTGGGAGCTATTAACAAAATTACCACAGGCACTACTACCACAGTGACTGTAATCAATCATGGATTAACCACGGGGTCTTCAATCATTATTTCCGGAGTTACTGGCAGTTTGGGCACCAATTTGAATGGAAAAAATTACCTAGTTGATGCGATTAGTGCTAATACTCTCACTCTGTACACATTTGTGTTTCCCAATGATGATTATAGTTTAGCAACAAATTCAATCTACAGTTTGATTCGAGGAGTGAATAAGACCATAGATTCAAGTAGTTTTGGAACTGGCTCCGTGACTGCAGGTTTTGTCAGTAGATCAATTGTGACCTATTCAAATGTGGCATTTGGCAATGCCTCGGGTAAGTCTTTTTACAATGGTCAACGCAATTTTTTCTTGGGCGATACTGCTGCTCCCAATTTGACCACAGGCAGTTTCAATTTTTTCTTGGGCTATGCAGTCAGCTCAAACATGCGTACTGGAAATAACAACGTTAGTATTAATAGCAAACTTATAAGAGATGGCCAAGACAATCAAGTGGGCATTGGTGGCATATTTTACTTTGACGGAGTTGGCAAGACTTCACTGAGCAGCACAGTTTTTGTGGGAGATCCCAGCTACTACAACGAAGCCACATCTTCATTTAATAATACAGGTGCATTGCAGGTTTATGGCGGAGCAGGTATCAAAGGATCCGTGTTTGTGGGCAGCAATTTGAACGCCACCGGCAGTAATGCACTGATAGTATTGGCGCCAGTGGATGATGGCACTGTCACAATCAATCCCAAGAATGTGATAGGTACCATTGACAACATGATAATTGGTCAAACTGTGCCGCAAACAGCAGTGTTCACTACAGCCACAATCAATAGCAGTTTGGACAGCATATCCACAAGTAGTGGTGCGTTGAGAGTGGTGGGAGGTGTTGGCGTAGGCAAAAATGTTTATGTTGGGTCAAGATTGGACACAAACACAATCAATGCAAGGTCAACTGCTGCTGCCACTTCAACTACCAACGGTGCTGTGACTGTGGCTGGAGGCATGGGTGTACAAGGCAGCATTTATAGCCAAGACGGTAATCCTGATGAAAACAAATTGTTGTATTCACCCAGAGTCACTGTGAGCACATCAACTCCATCTGCTTTGGTATCTCACATTGGAGATTTTTGGATCAACAGTACAACACTGGCCGAGTATCAATACATCAAAGACGGCACAAGCACTTTCTGGATACAGATCGCACAACTATAAAGAGTAACAATTATGCCATTAGGTTTTCCATCAAATCCCGTACTCAATCAAACTTTCAATCTCAATGGAAATATCTACACCTGGGATGGATTTGTTTGGACATTGACCAGTAAAAATTTGTCACTGGGTAATTTGCAGTCTGGTGCTGTTTATATTCAAAATACGGGAACCATCAACGGTGCTGACATAATAACCACAGCCACATTGAACCAATACGCACAAACCAATTTGTCAATAACTGCAGGCACGGATATATCCGTGATCACGGTCAATAGTCAAACTAGAATTTCAAACATTAGTACATTTGACACTGTGATATCTAGAGGTGCTGTTACTACGGGATCAGTTCGTATAGCCAATACCACAAATGCTATATCAAGCACCACAGGCGCACTGATTGTGTCGGGTGGTGTGGGCATTGGTCTTGATTTGGTAGTGGGTGGCACCATATACGCTGCTGGCAAATATGTGTTGACAACATCCAGTTTGTATGAAACAGTGGCATCAGGTCCTGACATTCTAATCACTGCAACCAATGCCACAGCCAATGGTTTGGGATATTTGGTGATCAGTGATGTTAGTACACTGCAATCAGTCACAGCAAGGGGTAACACCACTGATCAGTCAATATCAATTCAAAGCACAATAGGTTCAACCAGTACCAACACTGGGGCACTAACTGTGTCAGGCGGGGTTGGGGTCAACGGCACTGTGTATGCAAAGAGTGTTCAGATTGGGGCTTCAATAATGAGTTCCAATAGGATGACAATAAATACTACTGCAACAACAGTGATAGACGCTTACTCATTTAGAGATTTTAGATCAACCAAGTATTTGGTTCAAATAGAATCAGGAGCAAACATAGAAGTAATTGAAATATTGCTGATGGTAGACAATTCAGGCACAGTGTATGCCACTGAGTATGGTGTGCTGACCAACAACGGGGAACTGGGAGAATTTAGTGCAGAAGAAACAAACAACACAGTCAGCGTGTTTTTTACTCCCAAATACGCATCAACAGAGGTCACTTATTTTAGGACTACCATGGCCTTTTAAAGCCAACTCATAATATGGCAACATTACTCAATAATGATTTTGTAGTTAAGGCGGGGTTGGTAGTTGAAAGTACCAATGCTGCATCCACCAGTACCAGCACATACGGAGCTGTGCAAATTGCTGGCGGCATATCCATAGCTAAAAATATTTCCGTAAAATCAACAGCTTCCTTTTCTGCAAATTTAGAGGTTGGCAAGAGCGCAATTATTGGCGGCAGCATGTTGGTTAGGGGGGTTATTACTGCCACTGAAATATTTTCAAATGTAAGCACTTCAAGCAATATACGTGGCGGCGCCGCACAAAGTCTATTGGTGCAGCAGTCTACGGGTACCACTGGATTTTTGCCCATAGGTAATCCTTTCCAAATTTTGTCTGTTGCTGCTGACAACACTGTTGTTTGGATCAGTTATAGTGACAATGTAGTTGGATATGCTAATACAGCTACCAATTTAAAAGATGGCAATGTGGGACAGATTCCTTATCAAATGGCATCTGGATCAACCAAATTTATCAATACAGGAAGTAGTGGTCAAGTACTGATCAGCAATGGGGGTGCCAGCGCACCACAGTTTGCCAGTGATTTGTCCAGTTTGAAAACAATCATAGTCAATACTTTGACTGTGAATACATTTGCACAAATAGAATCATCAAGAATCAAAAATTTAACTGCTACCAACATGGTAGTCAGTCAAACACTGTATGTGAACAGTAACACCTACATAGCAGGCAATTTGTATGTGGATGGCACACAATTTACAGTTGACAATGTCACAATTAGCACAGGCGACAAACTGATAGCACTGAGTACTGGTTCAGGCCCAGGTGGTACCAACAATAGGCAAGATGCAGATTTATCAGGACTTTTGATTGGAGACGCTGGGATACTGTCATCTTGGGCATATTTGCTTTACGGCTATGATAACAATCAATGGCAGTCCAATGTGGGATTCAGTATCAACACCAATACACAGTCAATAAGCACAACTACTGGTGCATTGACTGTGGCGGGAGGTGTGGGCATTGTCAAGAATTTAACTGTTGGTGCCACAGCCACAATAAAAAATGTTGTGATCAACAGTTCAAACAATGTAAACCCCATCACAGGTCTAGGTGCAGCATTGGCTGTGACAGGTGGTGTGAGTGTTTCTAGAGATTTATATGTGGGGGGAGATGCCTATATATTGGGGAAATTACCAGCACTGTCAGTTACAACAGCCACATTTAGTTCTTTGAGCCTCACAGGCACCAATGTGGCACTGACAGTGACCAACAGTGCATTTATTGGCAATACCCTAACAGTAAAAACAGTTATAATCACCAGCACAGCATCAAATTATGCTGTTACAGTCAGTAACGCACTATATGTGGTTGGTGGTATAGGCATTGGTGGTACACTGACTGCTGGTGACATTTATTCAAATGGCGTCAAAGTGGCACTACAGGCTTCATCTGTATCTTCAATAACACCTGGCACTGACACTGCGGTGTCCACAGCTACTGGTGCAGTGGTCATTTGGAATACCAGTACTCTCAAATCAGTCACAGATAGAGGCGCAACAACCACCAACGCCATATCCATAACTAATAGCACAGCCAGCACAGGTACTGCCACAGGTGCATTGACAGTTAGAGGCGGTGTGGGTGTAGGCGGAGCACTGTATGTGGCAGCTGCCAGCTATGTGAATGGGTCTGAGATAGTTACCACCAGTACTATCAAACAATTTGAAGCAAAATTCATATCCACCACATCCAGCACATTACATTTGGTAAATCTAACAGCCAGTGTCAGCAGCTCAACAGGAGCATTGATTGTTGACGGCGGAGTAGGAATTGGTGGCGACGTCAATATTGGCGGCAATATGGATGTGTTGGGCAATTTGCGAACAGAAAGCTCACTGATTTCCCCGTTGTTTATTGGAAATTTGCAGGGAGTTGCCACCACTGCTAGTCAAGTACAAACTGTGTCTACCAGCAGTACTTCCAGTTACTATTTGACTTTTGTCAAAAATAACAATCCTGAAAATCAAAATACTGCATCAAATGGTCAATCAGTATTGACCTCAGACAAATTTCAAATTGAAGCAGGCACAGGCAAACTGAAAATTGGAGCCTATGACACTGTGGACGCACAGGTGTTGATCAATTCCTATAATATCAACGGCCTGCCTGCCAGTGGACTAGTGTTGTCTGGACCCGCCACGTCGCAGATTTACCAAGATATAAAGGTAATAAGAAACAATCAAATAACTGGTCCAAATAGTACTCCATTCAGTGGAGCCAACATATCTTTGATAGGCGCAAGTAGAATATTGCTGCAGGAATATGTGGGAAATTTGTTGTTCTTCAATGATTCCAGCGGAGATCTTGTTAATGGCATGACCCTTAACCAGAATAATCAACTCTTGATCAACTATCCATCGGGCATCTATACTGGCACTGGTATTTTGAACGTGGTTGGTAATGGATATTTTATTGGAGTGGTCACTGCCACAACATTCATTGGTGATTTGATTGGCACTGCCAATACAGCCAGCACAGTTTTGGTTGTGGCAACCAACACCAACTCAATTTTCTATCCCACTTTTGTTGGTCAAAACTCTTCAACAAGGATCAATCAAGCACTGTTCACCACTGCATCCTTTAGCATCAATGCATTGACTGGTCTCATTGCAGTGGCGGGAACTTTGTCAGTTGGTGGCAATATCATCACCACCAACATAACAAGCCCAACTGGTAGCAATGCAAATATATTGATAGATCCTGATGGCGTTGGAGATGTGGTATTTTCTACAGCCACTCAAGTTACTATACTGGACACTGCAACATCTACCTCAACTACAACAGGTGCATTGGTTGTTACAGGCGGTGTGGGCATTGGCGGTGCTATCTATGTGGGCACAGCCAGCTACATAAGTGGGGCTCAAATTGTTACCACGGCTACCATTAAAGATTATTTGAGTGCTTCTGGGGTCAATACCATAGTGGCGGGCACAGATATCAGCATCAACACCAGTAGTGGCATTGTCACAGTATCAAACACCAGCACATTGCAGACAGTGACCAGTAGAGGCAGTTCCACCAATTTTGCAATAAGTGTTGTTAACACCACAACCAGCACAGGTACTGCCACAGGAGCACTCACAGTGACAGGTGGCGTGGGCATAGGCGGTGCGCTGTGGGTTGGCACAACTAGCTACATTAGTGGCGCTCAAATTGTTACCACAGCCACTATAAGCAATTATAGTGTATCCAAAATCACAGCAGGTACTGATACAGCTGTGACCACCAGCACTGGCAACATAACCATATACAACACCAGTACACTGCAATCAATCACCAGTAGAGGCAGTTCCACCAATTTTGCAATAAGTGTTGTTAACACCACAACCAGCACAGGTACTGCCACAGGTGCTCTCACTGTGACAGGTGGCGTGGGCATAGGCGGTGCACTTTATGTGGGCACAACCAGTTTCGTGTCCAGTGCTCAAATCATTACCACAGCCACATTGGCCCAGTTTGGGGTAACCAGGATCACAGCAGGCACTGACACAGCTGTGACCACCAGCACGGGTGATGTGACCATATTTGATACATCCACTCTACAGTCAGTGACAGGCAGGGGCAACACATCCTCCAATGCAGTAGTTTTGACAAATACAGCCAACAGTACTGGTACCGCAACAGGCGCATTGACTGTGGTGGGCGGTGTGGGCATTGGGGCCAATCTCAGTGTTGGTGGCACAGCGTCAATCAAATCCACAGCCACATCAACATCAACCACAACAGGAGCACTCACAGTGACAGGTGGAGTGGGCATTGGAGGTTCACTCTATGTTGGTGGAGCCATCACTGCTACCAGCATCTATGTGGGCTCCAGTCCAGTATTGACAGCACAATCAATTGGACAATACGGAGTATCCAACGTCAATGGATTGACTGGTACAGTGACTTTGGTAGCAGGCACTGACACTATGATCACGATCAATACAGCTGCCAATCAAATAGTGGTTTCGAACACCAGCACACTGCAATCTGTGACCAACCGAGGATCATCCACTACCAATGTCATCATAATCAACAACAATACTGTTAGTACCTCCTCCAACACTGGTGCATTGATTGTGACTGGCGGTGTGGGTATTGGTGGAAATTTGTTTGTGTCAGGCACTATTACTGCCAACATAGTTACGATTCAGCTGACCACAGTGACTACCACAAATGTTGTCACTGATGATGTGATATCCACCTACAACACAACAAATTCAACAGGTACCACAACTGGAGCACTCATAGTTTCTGGAGGGGTGGGCATAGGCGGAGCCCTGTATGCGGGCACGACCAGCTATATAGCCAATGCTCAAATCATTACCACAGCCACACTGGCCCAGTTTGGAGTGACCAAGATCATAGCAGGCACTGACACAGCCGTGACCACCAGCACCGGAGTTGTGACCATATACAACACCAGCACACTGCAATCAGTCACGGATAGAAGTACCACAACCACCAATGCCATATCAATCACCAACACTGCCACCAGCACTGGTACACAAACAGGTGCACTCACTGTGGCAGGCGGTGTGGGCATAGGCGGAGCACTTTATGTGGGAACGGCTGGCTACATCAGTGGCTCTCAAATTGTTACCACAGCCACAATAGGTAATTTTGGTGTTGCCAAAATCTTGGCTGGCACTGACACAGCTGTGACCACCAGTACTGGGATTGTGACCATATCCAATACCAGTACACTGCAATCTGTAACTGACAGAGGTTCCACAACCACCAATGCCATATCAATCACCAACACTGCCACTAGTACTGGTACACAAACGGGCGCTTTGATTGTGGTGGGTGGTGTGGGCGTTGGTGGAGCACTTTATGTGGGCACGACCAGCTTTGTGGCCAGTGCGCAAATTGTGACCACGGCCACAATAAGCACTTTTGCTGTGTCCAAGATCATAGCAGGCACTGACACTTCGGTCAACACTAGCACTGGTGTTGTGACCATATCCAATACCAGTACACTGCAATCTGTAACTGACAGAGGTTCTACAACCACCAACACTATATCAATAACTAACACTGCCACCAGCACTGGTACACAAACAGGTGCCTTGATTGTGGTGGGTGGCGTGGGCATAGGCGGGGCCTTGTATGTGGGAACAGCTGGCTACATCAGTGGAGCTCAAATTGTTACCACAGCCACAATAGGTAATTTTGGTGTGAGCAAACTCACAGCAGGTACAGATACAGCTGTGACCACGTCCACTGGCAACGTGTTGATTTGGAACACCAGTACACTGCAATCAATTACCAATCGTGGAGCAACCACTACCAACACCATATCAATTGCAAATACTGCGGTCAGTGTCAGTAGCACGACTGGCGCACTCACCGTTGCTGGTGGGGTAGGCATTGGCGGCACAGTGTACATTGGACCACAAACTACAGGTACTATCAATGCCCTAGTGTATGGTAATACTCTTGTATCATCCTATACCAGTGACCCCATATCATCAACATCCGCAGTGATTTTGGATGCGTTCAGCACTAGCACATACAGATCTGCCAAATATTTCAGTCAAGCGACATCTGGAACCAATTATGTACACATATCTGAAATCAGTGTGTTCCACAGCGGCGGCATATCTTATATCAATGAATATGGTATTTCAACCAATAATGGTGTTTTGGGATCCTATGATGCCACAATTGCCAACAACAATCTAAACATAACGTTCACTCCTATCAGCAACAGCACCATGGTGGTAAAATTGACAAGGTTCACAATAACCTCATAAATCCCACAGTTGATAAATAAATTTGCAATTTGAGCTGTTACGTGGAAAGGGAAACTAATGGCAAATACAATAGATTTTAGAGTCAAAAATGGACTTGCGGTCATATCAACGGCCACAATGCTTTCCACAGCCGCTTCAACATCAACTACCACAGGCGCTGTCATAATTAGTGGTGGATTGGGATTGGGCGGAGCCCTTTATGCTGGTGGGAGCATTTTTGCCAACGGCAGTAAGGTCGTTACTGAAGCTACAGTTCCTGGAGTGCTCAGTCTCAACAGTTTGACTGGTGCTGTTGTGATATCTGCAGGCACTGACACAGCTGTGTCCACGGGTACTGGTACCTTGATTATCTACAACACCAGTACACTGCAATCAATCACCAGTAGAGGCAATAGTACCACCAACACTATATCCATACTCAACACTGCCGCCAGTACAGGTACTGCCACAGGTGCTCTCACTGTGACAGGTGGCGTGGGCATAGGCGGAGCACTTTATGTGGGCACAACCAGTTACGTGGGCAGTGCTCAAATCATTACCACAGCCACAATAGGCACATTTGGTATTCAACAACTAATTGCAGGCACTGACACTGCTGTCAATACCAGCACTGGCATTGTGACCATTAGAACTACAAGTACACTTCAATCAGTCACGGATAGAGGCACTACGACCACCAATGCCATATCAATCACCAACACTGCCGCCAGTACAGGTACTGCCACAGGTGCTCTCACTGTGACAGGTGGTGTGGGCGTTGGTGGAGCACTTTATGTGGGCACAGTGGGCTATATTGCAGGTGCTCAAATTGTGACCACAGCCACCATTGGTAATTCAGGAGTCACAAAAATATTGGCTGGCACTGACACAGCTGTGACCACCAGCACTGGCAACATAACCATATTTGATACATCCACTCTACAGTCAGTGACAGGCAGAGGTTCTACAACCACCAATGCCATATCAATCACCAACACTACCACCAGTACTGGTACACAAACAGGTGCACTCACTGTGGCAGGTGGTGTGGGCATAGGCGGAGCCCTGTATGTTGGAACGGCTAGCTACATCAGTGGCGCTCAAATTGTTACCACAGCCACCATTGGTAATTCAGTAGTCACAAAAATATTGGCTGGCACTGACACAGCTGTGACCACCAGTACTGGGATTGTGACCATATCCAATACCAGTACACTGCAATCTGTAACTGACAGAGGTTCCACAACCACCAATGCCATATCAATCACCAACACTGCCACTAGTACTGGTACACAAACAGGTGCACTCACTGTGGCAGGTGGTGTGGGCATAGGCGGCAACCTCAACATTGGCGGTGTGATCACAGTCACTGGTGCAGTGATCATAAGGAACACTGCAACATCTACCTCAACCACAACAGGTGCATTGATTGTCACAGGTGGCGTGGGTATAGGCGGCAACCTCAATATTGGTGGTGTGATCACAGCCACCACGGCCACACTGTCTGGCACAGTGCTAGTGACCAGCACATCCACAGCATCCTCCACAACCACTGGTGCTTTGCAAGTGGTGGGGGGTGCTGGTATTCGTGGAGATCTCTATGTGGGCGGCAGCATTTATCAGAATGGTGTCCAAGTGGGATTTGGCAACTCCAATATCAGTTCTTCAGGCACAACCAGCACGTTTTTAATTGACAACTTCACTAAATCCACCGGTACCAACACAGGAGCTCTACAGGTTAGAGGCGGCGTTGGCATAGGCGGCAGTCTGTATGCAGGCGTTAAAAGCTATGTGGGTGGTGCAGAAATCATAACTTCAGCTACTATCAGCACGTTTCAAACTTTGAAGGGTCAGTACCTGCCTAGAGTGGGCATCAGCACTGGCACCAGTTTGACCATTGATGCCAGTGCATTTGACAACTATGTGTTCACAGCCACTGGCAATGTGACCAATATATCTTTCAGTTATCCCAACAACTATGTGGCATTTGACGGACAAAAATTCATTATCAAGATTTTCAACAGTCCCGCATCTAGTTATACTTTGAATTGGAGTCTTGGTACCAATCAATTCAAAATAGTGGGGGCATCTCCTCCTCAAATCACGTCACCCAACAGTGTGATTTATTTGGGTGCCATGTACAGCAGTCAAAGCAACACCTGGGACATCTTGTCCGTTGTGGTGTCATAACAGGTATCAGGCATGGCAACCACCAAAACAGCAGAATATGTGTACTACTGGACTGGCAAGGGCGGAGACGGCAGTTGGACAACCGCGCTAAATTGGGCAGTGGGCAGTCCCAATGGTACCAATAATGGTTCGTATCCTGGTGCCGCAGCCAACACCACACTCAATTATTATGACACAGCATACATCAACAATGGCAACTGGAACTCCGTCACTGGTCAATTTGACAACACAATCAACATCACTATAAAGCCTGGCGAGTACAAGTTACGAGGGCTCTATTTCACCCCCAGTGCATCATTGACCATCAACAGCTTTGTAATGCTGAGCGGCACCACCAGCTCTGACAGTTGGAACTCCTACACTTTTTTTGGTCTAACAAAAGTATTGCGCATCAATGCCTTGACCATCAACAGCAATTGTGTAACCACTAAGAGTTCTTTTCAATATTACCACCCCAGTACCTTCAACTCCAAATATAGAGGAATTTGTTTGTACAGTCTATACAATACCCAGGGTGTTGAACAACCAATGCTTTTGCACACCGGCGGTAAAGAAATAGGCATATCGTTTTTTCATCAGCAAATTGGATCTCAGTACAAGCTGTTGAGCGATTTTGTACTATCCAACGATAGATTTTTTACCTTTCAAGGTTCAAAATTTGATCTCAATGGATACAGCTTGACAGCAGGGTTGGTGTATGTAACAGATTACAATCAGTCCTCGATAGACTACTATGCTGAAATAATTTTTAAACAACATGCCACCACCGGTGCTCGCAGTTACATCAATATCAGTGGTGGTGATGGGGTAACAGATTATACCTCAGGCAAGTTCAGCATCATTGGCCAGGATGGCGCCAGCGGCGCCCTACTTGGCGGCATAAAGTGGCAGTGCCTTGACGGTCAGCCAAACCCTATTTTCATATGGTCATACAGTGGAAGTGCAAATCGCACAGTTTATATACCCATCTACAACTTGGGATTTGGAACCAGTTTGGTGAACAACACGGATACCTACAGCATATTGTCCTCTCCCAACCAACGGCCAAGTTGGGTCTCACGGAATAACATTTCGTCCCAATATATAATTGACATCTACATAATTGACGGATTCTCAGACACGATTGGGAACACAAGAACCCTAATTTCTCTGCCCTCTGCTGTGGCTAAAGGTTATTCTCCGTTATTGGGTGATTTTGTATGTGATGGCACCACGCCAGGCACACTGCCAACAGGGCCAGGCTGCCAGCATGGACTTGGATGGGATATCGACTACCCACAAATGACTTTTTGTAAAAACATTGTGTTTCCTCCGTTGGCCGAAGCCAATGGCTACTATCCCAATTCTCTTTGGCAAGCAAAATATTCCACCAGCACCACCATCAAATACCCTATTTTTTGCCTCCTGCACAACACCACGGGCATGGCATCCAATTGGATGCCATGGAGGGGAAATACTAATTATGCAACAACCTACGAGGGATGGGTCATCAATTTCAATGGGTATTCATCCACCCCCTCCTCCACCAACACCGACCCCTCCGAGCTGAATCGGTTGGTGATCAGCGTCAGCAGCGGAGTCAATCTCTATTTTGTGAGCAATGTACAGATGATCGCTGCTGTGGTTTTCTGTGAGAACAACACCGCCAATGTGTTTTTGACAGGCAGCTCACAGATAGTTTGGTGGTTGTCATTTGAACTGGTGAGTGGCACAATCAGCACAGTGTACGGGGATGGAGTCACTACACACCTAGCAAACGCCGACGCATTGGGCATAACAAACACTAAATTGATCAAGTACCCAAGCTTCAGTCTCATCCAGGGCACCTTAGATTTATACAGTGACAATGACATTTTTTTGCGGTATAGTGTTGACAAAAGTAACAATTACTATTATGGCTATTTTGTAGTCAAAGACATGCCCTATTACACGACTTATTACACTACTATCTTGGGCAGCCCCACGATACTGTTCAATTTTTTGAGTGAGTATAGCAGGGAAGGTCTGATGCCTTACATCAACGGCATGATACAAACAGATGTTTTTGACATAACAGCTACAATCAACAAATTGAATGTGTATGTGAATTCGGATACTGGCAACTTGGTGACTGGAGCCAGTACATCGGACACACCGCCAAACATAGCCATTGGCGTAAACTGGGCTGGGTACTATCAAACATCAAGTGATGTTAGTTCTTCAATAATAAAAGATCTCAGTAATTACAACAACAGCAGCTCCACTAAAAGGCCATACCAAAATGATTTTGTGATATTTAACACTCCTGACTACTATTGCATAACCCTTCTGAATCAATATCCCAATACCATAGGGTACACTGCCGCACAGAACTTTCCTGATGCACTGGCCTTTTATGTGTATGAATGGCAGTCGGGCGGTCCAATCACAGTCAACATCACAACTAAAAATCATGGAGCATGGACAAGTAAAAGTTACGCAATACTGCATCTTGGTTCCATAATCAGCAGAAGCCCTGCCTGCTATTTGATCATCAAGCAAAACGGTGAAATTTATCAGCGTGTTCTTTTGGACAATTCTACAACTGTGGTGATGGCAGGTTTGGATACAAGACGCATTGCCGGCTCTAGGTTGACGGGATATCCCGTGTATTCGTCAACGCCACCAACAACAGTAAAAATAGCCCACAGGGAAGCGGGTCATTTATTTTCAAATGACAACATGCTCACTGGCAACAGAAACCAAAATGTCTATAATCTAGTACCTGAATTTCGTTTCAGTGGCGGTAATCCAGCACAACCAGCACAGATAGATGTTTTGAGCCAGTTCAATCCCAACATCATTATAGAGGGCGGCTACTATGTGATTCAAGGCTCAACACAAAGCATCGCTGGGCTATATGTGACAGCAGGCACGGTGGACCAAACTTTGAACACCCGGGCGCAAGCACCCAGTTTTAAATTTGTAAACTTTGATTCAGCATCCAGCCCAACACAATCAACATTTGTGCATGGCACTGACAACTACACTATTCAGCCTATTGCGTTCAATATCACTGGCTGGAGCGGCGTTTTGTGGTCCAGCAATAACTCACGTTTGACCATTACCACAGTGAGTCCGTCAGACCCCAATTTGACCTATGCTCCAAGCATAATAAACTTCACTAACTATTACCTTAACAGTGTTACCGTTCTACCAGGAACTCTGAGGAATTATGGCAATCAGGTGCCACACCAACCAGGTCAAACTGAGGCAGTGAGCACCAGCACCAGCCCCAACTTCAATGCCTTGATTTTTGACTTTAGCGATCAGGCGACTTATGGTATGGATAGCTACAGCAGCGTTCGATTTGAATCCTATTTGGAAGAAGAATCACCCATGCTGGTGCAAACTTTGATATTTGGTCAATATCAAGGCTACGACTTTGACCTTGGCGAATACACGTGGCAAGGACGAACAGGTATGAGCATTTATTTCGGTGCAAGCATGATCTTTTGCGCCAATGATACATCACCAGCAAGTGACACCTTGAGAAACTCCAATTTGAACTATTTTGCGGGTTCAGTGTATGATCAGTTGGGAGGATTGATCATACCATCCACAGGCTATAGCATAGGGGGTATGGGTGGCGAATTTGCTACCTATGATGCCAAACTTTACTTTCAAGGCAGTGGCATTATTTCTATTTACGCCTCCTCAATGATACCAGTGGTTGTGGGTACCAGCACGTATCAATATGTGATGTTTACCAATCAGCCAGGATTAAAACAATCCTCTGGATACAGCTCACTATATCCCTACTACTTTAATACCTTCCTAGATGTACCCAATGTGACCAGCGAGTACATTGTGGTTGGTAATTATGGTGATTTGAAGTTCATGGGGGGTAACATTGACGTGAGAACACATCCATATACAAACAATCGAGTGTCATTGACTGCCACTAGTTTGACCATTCAAGACACCATAGGCCCCACTTCTTTTGGTGGCTATACCCGTGTGTACCTACAAGGAGCCAGTCTCTATTTGGGCAGCCTGGGCATCACTGATTCTTTGGTGATTTTTCCCTCCACGGTGACCAATTACTTTTCAGCAGACTCTGGCTATGGTGAGAACTATATATATTTTTACGATGGCAGCGTGTTCAATGCCTACATGGGCACATACACCAACATTGCCATTGGCAGTTGGAAAAAAAGCTCTGAGGAGCCCACTCCTACTATCACCATCAACCCCTGTACGGATTTTACAGGGCTTGTGCCATCAAGAGCACAGTTTGATGATTTGGCAGCATCAGGTTTGGGACCCGCCATATTCAAATTCACAGCCAAAAGCACCACCACTTTTGTGAATTTCACCTACAACGACACTGCTGCACCATACGATTCAAACAGCGATTGGTATGGCTACAACAACACTGCCAACAACACTGTGTTGCAAAGTGTTTCGCCCAGTTATCAATTCAATATTTCTGTGCTCAAACCTCATAGGGGCACATTCAATGATGGACGTGTGGTCAACAACATGACCATCAAAGACAGCAATGCCATTGACAAATATCTTTGGTTTGCACCTGGCACAGTGAACACGGGCACAGGGTCAGGTACGGCTTTTAGACCAGGCTATGCATATAACTCAACCTACTATGGAGGTACCAATGTGCCCTATTACAATTTTGATGCGGGCAACAACACGGGATGGATATTTAACACACCTCCCACACCTGGCATGGACATGATGTTTTGGCCCAACTCCACTTATGACTGGACTGCCAGTCCCAATACCCATACCTTTGAAACACAGCACCTTTGATATAGCTGTATCAATTCAAAAGATCCAGCAATAGCTGAAGTTTGGCTCGAACCACTCTATTAGCCAAACTGTGTTTGACTCCTTGATGTAGAGGTTTGGGCCAGTGATCAAAAGCACACCATGCATAACTGCTGTGCTCACCATTCAGTGTGGGCACAAACTCAGATCCCACTAGCAAAACATATGTGTTATATTCAAAATTGTTGTCGTTGCTGGTAAACAGTTCTAGTGGTATGATTTTTTTGATCTCGGGAATCATGCCAATTTCTTCTCTAATTTCACGATGCAGCACATCTGAGGCTGTGACATCGCCTGGTTCTTTTTTGCCGCCCACCAAACCCCATGTACCTGCTGTTTTTCCCTGTGTTCTCAGCAGTAGCATGAACCTCATGGTGTCTTGAGCCAAAAACAAGCCGCCGCTGCAGATCACTTGATCGCGCATCACAACACCAAATTCCAATTTTCAGGACTATAGGCTCCTTCATAGCTCTTGGTCCAACTGTCATTTTGCCAAACATATTGAACACCTGTGTAGATGTTGGTCACATAGTACACCTGAGTGGCAGCGGTGCTGTCAAATATCACGTTCCATTTGACACCGTCCCACTGTATGATGTCATTGGCATGAGCTTGAAAATTGGTTTGATCACTGTTTTTCCAAGCCTGTGGTCCGTGATAACTGGCAGATACAGCAAACTCAGACACTTGATTTATATTTTCCAAAATTAAATATCTAGTATCATTGGCAGGCAAATCTGGTCTAAATGTTTCAGGATTGATGATGGCATCAATTGTGCCCCTACTCACTGTACTGTTGCCCACCTGCGCATTGATCACTGTGTTACTGGGCAAAGTATCTGGATCAAAAGTCAACTGTATCTTGGTGTCTTCAATGGCATCTATAGCTATATAGGCCACAATGTCCAATCCCATGGCAGTTTTCAGCGTGACATAGCTGAGTCCTGCTTTGAATTTGTTGGGATATTGATTGAGTAGAGTGTACCAGTTGTATTTGCTGGTGGGCTGTGAGTTGTAGGCACTGCCTGTGGCTACCCTGTTTTGCAAAAGAGTTCCCACATTGTTCAACACTAAGAGATCATAGTTGCCTGGTGTGACCACTGATCTTGCTTCGCTGGTGCCTAAATTTGCATAAACTGCGTTCAAATCACCGTAGTTGGTGGCTATGGTGTTGGGATCATCGCTGAAAATATTTGCAATAATTTTGGTAATGATGCCCAACTTTTTGACCTTAGCAGGGGGTGTGATCCAAATGGGTGTTTCAAATACCAAACTGCCTATGTCAATATTTTGTTCCACACCCTGAGGTATTTGACGTGTGGACCAAACGGTAGACTTCAATTGCAGCACTGTCAAACTGGTCCAATCCACATAATTGTCAGTGGTTTGTATTTCCAAACTGGGGTTGAACAAGTAGGCCAACTGTTCAATGATTTGCAGCTTTTGATCTGTATTAGTGGTCCATATGTCAGCAGTCAGTGTCAAATTGTAAGGACTGGGCATTATGCGTTCCACAGTGTAGCCCACACCCTGTGTGTAGGTGTAGTCTCCTATGTTGTCATCAAAACTTCTTTCCTTGATGTGTACCTTGCTGACAAAGGTGGGATCCTGCAGTCTGGTTTGGTCGTAATCCAGTGCCTTGATGTAACAGGCAATAAAAGGGGCAGCAGGCAATGTGTTTTCTGAGTTCTTTTTCAAAATATTGGCCACTTGCCTATTAGGGTCTCCGTACATTACAGGCACTTGATGCAGTGCGCCCTGCCCGTCCTGATAACTGAAACTGCTCATGGCTCTCATGAACTGAGTGAGATATCTTCGTATTTGGCCTGAATAAAAGTGATCCATGCTGTGTCCCTTAGTTGTCGGCTCTTGGTTTCAAAGCTTGATTCAAAGCCTGTCTTTCTTTGACCATTTGACCATTGATGGTGCTGGTTGTGGCATTGTTGATAAAAGAAGCCTTTTGTGTTTGACGTATTTGATTGCCAATGAAAGGCGCCGCTGTTGTGTCTTGCACACCAAATTCATTCATGGTCATGCGCACATTCTGTTCAAACAGCAGCCAATTGGTGCCATCAAATCTATACAGCACATTGGGAAAATAATCTGTTCGTAAAAAATAACTGCCCTGTGAAGGTGCGGAGGGAAACACAGCACCTGAACCAAAAGGATATCCATTGGGTGGTACTCCATCTCCAGTTAGATACCCTATATATATATTTTTATTGGGAGTTTGCAAAACGATGCTGGCATCTTTGGACAACTGATCCATGCTGGCATTGTCATAATCATTGCTGGCATCACTGATCAAATCCGTTGTTGGCATGACGTAAAAACTTCTAGTTTCATAGCCACTCATGGGCGAGTCTTGGGTGGCTTGTTGGATAATTTGCTCATTTATCTTGATATTTTGATTGTATGTGGATAAGAGATCCCTTAGTGTACTGCCGTCATTGTTTCCAGAATCTTGTTCCAAAATTTGATTGAATTCTTGACTGTCAACCAACGGCACACATTTGGCCTTGATCAAATGCGGGTACCAGGTGACGCTGAATCCCGCAGTGGGTCTAGACACCTCCTGTACCACATAAAATCTTCTCAAAGCTGTTAGATTGTCATCGAGACCATATTCATCTTTCAAGTGTGGCAGTTCAATCACATCACCAGGCATTATTTTTCTAGCCAATGCTTGCACACTGGTTCCAAGATGGAAATGCATCATTATGGTATCATTGTTCAAAAACAAACCAAACTGACTTAGATTAAAATCCAAATCCTGCATGGTGTAAATTCCCCTAATCACATAAACATCAGGTGCATATTTTCTATCACGATTTTCCATAAACAGCACATCTTGAATGCCCAATTCAGGCACAGAATTTTGACTGGTCACTGGGGTCGTGGGAGTGACTGTATCCCCCGTGGGCGATACTGGCCCAATATACTTGTGTATCAAACAGTCCACCCCGCCCACTTGAAAGCGTTCATTAACTGTTCGATCTATAAATTTAAAGTCAAGACCTTTTTCTGGCCTATATAAACTCAGTTTGGGAATTTTGTGTCTCCTATTCAAGTGTATTTATTTGCATAAATAGAACTATGTACAACAGCGAAACTGAAAATTCTAGACAACAGATAGTGGAATATATCAAAACATTTCTAGGTGGCAACTTGGTGGATGTTGAGCTGGATGCCAGCGACTACAATATTTCCATAGATCGAGCCCTGGCCAAATATCGGCAACGTGCTTCCAATTCTGTGGAGGAAAGCTATGGATTTTTGGATCTAGTATTGGACACCAACGAATACATCATGCCCAAAGAAGTGGTCAGTATAAGACAACTGTTTAGAAGAAGCGTGGGTTCAAGATCTGGCGGTGGCGACGGCGGAACCATATTTGAACCCTTTAATTTGGCCTACAGCAACACCTATCTCTTGGCATCAACCAACATGGGTGGTTTGGCCACCTACTATGCGTTTGCAGGCTATCAAAAACAAGTGGGCAAAATGTTTGGTAGTGACATAAATTTTTCTTACAATTCTACCAGTCACAAACTGGTCATACACCAACGCCCACATGCTGGCGAGCACATTTTGGTATGGATGTACAATCATAGACCCGACTTCAATTTGTTGGAGGATGTGTATTCAGGGCAATGGTTAAAAGATTATGCTCTGGCCAATGCCAAAATGATATTGGGCCAAGCTAGGGAAAAATTCCCAGCCATTGCTGGACCACAGGGCAGTAGCGCTCTAAATGGCAGTCAACTCAAAGCAGAAGCCAAGGCAGAAATGGAAGCTTTAGAATTAGATCTAAATACATATAAAGACGGCTCCACACCGTTGACCTGGGTCACTGGATAATTAAATCAATTTCATTGACTTTACCTATAAAATTTTATAGAATGTAATATCTAAAGGATGTTATATGGCCAAAGTAATAGGATTTTGTGGTTTTATCTCAGCAGGCAAGGATACAGCAGCTGATTATCTTTGCAATTATCACGGATTTAGAAGAGACAGTTTTGCTTCCTCTCTCAAAGATGCAGTGTCATGTGTGTTTGGTTGGGATCGCATACTGTTAGATGGCAGAACAGTTGAGTCTAGGAAATGGCGGGAGCAGGTGGATCCCTGGTGGAGCCAAAGGTTGGACATACACAACCTCACGCCAAGATGGGTGTTGCAATATTGGGGTACAGATGTACTGCGTCAATATTTCCATGACAACATATGGATAGCCAGTTTGGAAAACAAGATTAGAAAAACCCAAGACAACATTGTGATCAGTGACGTTAGATTTCCCAACGAAATTCAGGCCATTCACAATGTGGGGGGCATGGTGATACGCATAAAAAGGGGTCCTGAACCCGAATGGTACAATGATGCCGTCAGTGCCAACCAAGGCGAACAAGGAAATATTTCATGGGCTTTGAGTAGGGCCAAATTGGAAAAATTAGGCATACACGCTAGTGAAACAGCTTGGGTTGGTGTAGACATTGATCATGTCATAACCAATGACAGCACCATAGACTATTTGTTTTTTCAACTTGAAAATGTTTTGAAATGATCTGCATTTAAAAATCTGGGGTCAAATCTCCTTGTCGCCATTTGACCCCTTCTCTATGTAATGTTCTTTGACAGTTAGCACATATGGTTTTTAGGTTGGTCAATCTGTTGTTGTTTAGATTGCCGTCAATGTAAAACACATTGAACTGTTCTTGATACATTGATGTGTAGTTGCATTTTTCGCAATTGTTTTTCTTTTGGTATCCAGACAATGCCCATAAGGGCCTAAAGTTTTTCCTGCCTTTGGCACAGTGATCGCATTGGCGTCTATAATAAACTTGGTCACCTTTGTAATAGTTTACGGCCACGGGATTGGTACCACAGGTTTTGCATAATTTTCTCATCACCGCCCTTTTTAGCGCCTTTTGGCACTGTTATTTACTGCTATTTTTTTAAATTCCCGCTAAATAAAACAAAGTAATCCACTAAGGAGTTTGAAAGATGGCAACAACAATACAATCGCCAGGTGTAAATGTAAGTGTAATAGATCAAAGTTTCTATACACCACCAGGTTTAGGTACTATACCTCTAATCTTTGTAGCGACTGGGCAAGATAAGCAAAATGCCAGTCAAACTGGCACTGCTAAAGGCACCACAGCAGGCACAGCAGGCACAGTGTATTCAATAACCAGTCAGAGGGATTTGGTGGATACATTTGGTACTCCATATTTTGATGTTGACTCCGGAAAAAACGCCATCAATGGCAGTGAGATCAGCGAGTATGGACTGCAAGCTGCCTACAGTGTTTTGGGAATAACCAGCAGAGCCTACATAGTGCGAGCCAACATCAACTTGACTGAGCTCAAAGGATCATCAACTATACCGCATGGTACACCGCTTGCCGGACAATTTTGGTTGGACACAACTAGTAAAACACAATTTGGTATCAATGTTTGGGACGCTGCACTCAACAACGGCGAAGGTGCATTGGTCAACACTCCAGTCACTATTATTGACAATTCCAATTTGCAAAACTATTCTAATGGTGAACCGTTGGCCACTTACGGCAAAGTTGGCGATTATGCCATGTACTTGCCAAATGGTCCCACTGACTTGTATGGCCTTCAATCACAGTTGTACTACAAATCAGCTAACAACGGGTGGGTACCAGTGAGTCAAGGGTTTGACGGCGGCAAAGCTCTGCAGATCAGTGAGCATTTCAACTATCCTGCATTCAATGCCAACACTGCCACAGGCAGTGTTTGGATCTGTGACACCCCCATAAACATTGGAGCCAGTTGGAATTTAAAATACTACAACAGTGATACTGCTCAGTGGACTTTGGTCAATACTCCTCAGTATGGCAGCAGACAGGAAGCAATTGCAGGTTTGGATCCCAAGGGCGGCTTAAACATCAAACAAAATTCTGTTGTTGTGCTCTATGACTACAACGGGGTCAACAATGCAGATTTCTTCATACTGACTCGCGAGCATACTGGTCCAACCACATTTGCAGTGAGTTCCAGTACTGTTTACAATGCAGCCACACTGAATTTCTATGTCAAAGAAACTTTGAGAACAGGCCAATGGGGTAGCACACAGTTGATCAGTGTACCTGGATCCAACACAGTACCTTTGGCACAAAATGTAGCAGCAGCAATCAATACCAACACTAACCTCACGCAAGTGTCGGCCAGCTTTGTCAATGGTACATTGACATTTAGTCATGCTCTTGGTGGTGAAATAGAACTGGCTGATGGTCAGCCAGGCAATGGCAATGGCCCATTGGCCAAACTGGGTATTACAGACACTAATGTGTCTAACGGCAACATTGCCAATCTTTACATTGCATCCAGCTCAGACATTCTCACTAACGGGGTAACTACGTATCAGGCCAGTAATTGGGCACCACTGACCTATATCAGTCAAATCCATGCACCCAACAGCAACCCCCATGACGGCGCCTTATGGTTTGACACAAGAACGCATGACATTGACATATTGTGGAACAACGGGTCTGCTTGGGTAGGATATAGAACAGCCGGAGCATACCCCAATACAGATCCAGCAGGACCTATAGTTAGTGCCAGTCAGCCCACTGTTCAAAGCGATGGCACTCCTCTAGTTAATGGCGACCTATGGGTAGATGCTGGCGAACCTGACATGTATGGTCAAGAAATTTACATGTACAATCTAACCTCAAAAACTTGGATCAAACAGGATGTAACTGATCACGTGAGTCCCAATGGTTGGGTATTTGGTGATGCTCGTTGGAGCGATAACGGCACAGATGATATGGAATACATCACTCCCATCACAGACTTGTTGGTCAGCACATATCTAGATGCAGACGCTCCTGATGCAAGATTATATCCCAAAGGATCCAAATTGTGGAACACACGTAGAAGTGGCAACGTGATCAAACAGTACATGGTCAACCATGTCAATATCAATGGCACTAATCCCAACAACGGCAACGAAAGTCAATTAACATATGCTCCTGATCGTTGGGTCACAGTGAGCGGCATGAATGATCACAAAGTGGCCAATTTTGGTAGATTGGCACAAAGAAGCATGGTGACCGTGGCTCTTAAAAGTTCAGTGAGCACTAACAATTCTGTTAGAGACACTGATACCTTGAACTACAGTTTGATACTGACCCCAGGATACACTGAGCTGATACCAGACATGGTAAGTCTAAATCAAGACATTGGACAAACAGCATTTGTGATTGGTGACACACCCATGCGTTTGGAGCCCACTGGCACCAGTTTGCAAAACTACGGACAGGGTAAGGGTGCAGTCAGTGACGGCGAGCAAGGTCTTATCACGCATGATCCTTACCTAGCAGTGTATTACCCCAGCGGATACACCAATGACAACTACGGACGCAACGTAGTGGTTCCGTCCAGTCACATGATGCTGAGAGTGGTTGTGAACAATGACAATGTGGGCTATCCATGGTTTGCACCAGCTGGCACCAACAGAGGGTTGGTTAATAATGCCAATTCAGTGGGCTATATAGATAGCATCACAGGTGAATTTAAACCTGTAAGTTTGTATCAAGGGCTGAGAGATGTCTTGAGCCAAAGCACAGTGCAAATCAATCCCATTGCCACACTGCCAGGGTCTGGTATCACTGTGATGGGACAGTACACTCGAGCAGCCAACTCAACGGCACTAAACAGAGTCAATGTGGCTCGATTGGTAAATTACATTAGACGTCAATTGAGCACACTGTCCAAACCATTTTTGTTTGAGCCCAATGACACTCAAACACGCAATGAAATCAAACGAGTGATTGAGGGTTTGATGCAGGAACTGGTGGCACAACGCGGATTGTACGATTACGTGGTGGTTTGTGACACATCCAATAACACGCCTACAAGAATTGATCAAAATCAATTGTGGGTGGACATAGCCATTGAACCAGTCAAGGCAGTGGAATTTATCTACATACCGTTGAGACTGTTGAGCACTGGAGCCATAGGCAAGGGCAATTACGGAGCCACTTCACAGGGCAGCCCTTCCAGCGCAGTGGGATAAAACATAAAAAGAACAAGGAGTAATAAATGGCAACATCAAGTTTAAATAATTTCACAGTTCCACTTTCTGTCAATCAAAGCGCGACCAACCAAGGGCTCTTGATGCCAAAGTTGGGATATCGATTCAGAGTCACGCTGACAGGTTTTGGAACATTTGGAAATCCTGCAACAGAATTGACCAAACAGGTGATGACTGTGGATAGGCCCGCACCAGAATTTGATGAAGTTACATTGGATGTATACAACAGCAGAGTTAAACTGGCTGGGAAAGCCAAATTTGGAGACATCACACTCAAACTGCGAGATGATGTCAACAACAATGTGACCAATCTCGTGGGACAGCAGATGCAGAAGCAGTTTGATTTTTACAATCAAAGCAGTGCGTTCAGTGGACAGGACTATAAGTTCTTTATGGGCATTGAGCTGTTAGACGGCGGCAATGGTCAATTCACTCCCACGGTGTTGGAGGTGTTCCAACTGCAAGGCTGTTGGATCAAAAAAGCCACATATAGCGGCAATGACTATGCCAAAAGCGAAGCGATGGAAATTGATTTATCAATTTGTTTCGATAATGCTTATCAAACCGCAGTAGACGGCAACCTATTGCCTGCATCACAGCCCGTGATCCGTGGACAAGCAAGATCCGCAGTTTAAATTTCAAGCCCAACTCGAGCCCAGATAAAATCTGGGCTTTTTTATTGAATAAATAATCGTATGACCATCTTACGTGATAATTTTGTTGATTCTACAGGCAATGTTGTCTTTACGGGATTTCAGCATGCCAAGCAACTGTACCTCAGCGACAATTACAAAAATGTGCCCAAAATGGCCTACATGTATTTTGTCAAATTCAATGTCAATGCCAATATCAAAAATTTAATCACAAACAGTTGGGATCCTAGATTCACTGCCCTGCTGGCCAATAAAATAACTTTGCCCAAGTTCAAAATCAGCACAGAAGTCCTGAATCAATACAATAGAAAAACCAATGTGCAGACCAAATTGAACTACGAGCCAGTCACGGTGGAATTTCATGATGATCGTGGTGGCGCTACCAACGGATTTTGGGAAAATTACTACAAATATTACTATGCAGACAGTAGGTACGGCGAACGTAGATCAAAAATAAGGCTATCAACAGCATATTCGGACACCAAATATGGCACATATGATTACAGCTATGGTTTGGAAACTGCCATTGATTCTAGTGGCAGCGGTCAGCCATATTTTTTGGACAGCATTGATATATTTTTATTGCATAGAAGTGGCAGTCCCACACAGAATGACTTTACCAAAATTACTTTGGTCAATCCTTTGATCAGCACATGGGAACATGATCAATTGTCGCAGAGCGAAGGCACCAAGACCATGATCAACAAAATGTCAGTGGTTTATGAAGATGTTGTTTACGAGTCAGGTGTAATAGAAACCAATGAAGATGGCGGATTTGCCAGTGCAGGACAACAGGAAGCAACTTTGTTTGGTGACAATTCAGTGTATGATAATACTGCATCACCGCTGCCAAATGCCAAAGTGCCAAGCAAAGAAATATTGGAAGAGGATTATATTGGTAATAGATATGAAATATCTAGACCCAATTTTGATTACTATAGACAACAAAAGAAAAACAGCATTTCACTGGGGGAGGTTTTGAGCACAGTAAACAAACTCAAACTTTTGGTACAGCAGCCAAGGCAAGCATGGAATGTGTATGGTTTCAACATCAAAAATTTAATAGTGGGCAACGTGGTGGGGCAAATCAGCGCCACTCAGATCAGTTTGACCAAACCTGGTTCACAAGGTCCTAGACAAGGTGACACTGTGGTTTCATCCAGTACCGTTCAAACTACCACTTTTGGCACTGGCGGTTTTTCATGATCATCAACAGCAATTATCTCAGCAATTTACCATCAATACCCAAACCCAATCAGGGCACTGTGGACAGCACTGCACAGAATTTCAGCAATCAGTATCAATTTCCACTGCAACTGAGCCCTGGTACCTTTAACACTGTCAAAGGATTTTTTGCATCCAAGGGATTTGACCCAGTGGCAGCAGAATCAATCAGTGTTGTAATCATACGGCAAGCTTTACAGGACAACATCAATCCCATTGTAGCTTTGGACGGGCTGTCAAAGTTCAACGGCGCACAGCTGACTGAACTGGTCACGCAGATTTTGAATTACAATAGATTCAAATCCAGTTTTCTTGGTATTGGATCCAAACCCACTCCCAATTCCTTGATTCAACGTAATATACTGGCATGAGTTTAAAATTTGCGCAAGGTCCGTATACTCCAAAAAATCCGCAAAAATACGCAGGATCAAACACTCCCTATTGTCGTAGCAGTTGGGAAACTGCATTCTGCATGTTTTGCGATAATAATGATGCAATAGAATCATGGGCAAGTGAACCAATAAAAATACCTTACAAGGATCCGTTGACTGGCAAACAAACTGTGTATGTGCCAGATTTTTTAATCAAATATTTGGATCGAAATCAAAAGTTTCATGTGGAAGTGATTGAAATCAAACCCTCAAATCAAATGATATTGGAACGTGTGGGTAAAAACCCCTACAATCAAGCACAGTATGTCAAAAACATGGCCAAATGGCAGGCTGCTGGTGAATTTTGCAAACAGCGTGGCATGAAATTCCGTGTGCTCAATGAGTTGGATATTTTTGCAAATATGGGCAAGAAAAAACGATAAGTAAAATTATGACAAAACGATTAGAAGAAGTGTTTGACCTACCTCCATCCAAGGAACCACCCATTGCTCCTCCCACCAACGTGCTTGCTGTGGCTGAATTCAATCTTGAAGACCAGCTGGAAGAATTTGATAAAATTGCTTCAGCACTGCCCCGGGTCAGGGGATTGGGAGACATGGCAGACTCTGAATTGGATGCTTTGGCCAACAAAGCCGAACAGGCCTATGATGATCTCATGGACTTGGGCATGAACGTGGATCCTAGATATGGTACCAAAATGTTTGAAGTGGCTGCACAAATGATGAATGCAGCCATACAGGCCAAATCCAATAAAATAGATAAAAAATTAAAAATGGTGGATCTACAGTTGAAAAAATTGGCCATTGACAAAAAAGGCGGAAAAAATACTGAAGATGACCCCATAGAGGGCCAGGGCTATATATTGACAGATCGCAACAGTATACTAGAAAAACTTAAGAATTTGAATAAATAAATACACTATGAAAAATTTCCACGACTACCTATCTGAAAGCATTGCCACAAAAAAACACATGTTCCGTGTCAAAGTGGCAGGTGATTTTTCCACTGATCAAGAGTCCAAACTCAAAAGCATGCTGGAACGATATCAAGTGGATGCATTTAAAAAAATTACAGTTACTCCCATACAGGAATTGCCCTTGGACTTTCCACAAATACACAACTGCGAAGTTCATATTTTTGAAGTGGTAGTTGACTATCCCACAACACAACAAGAACTTACAGAATATCTCTGCACTGGTTTGGAAGTCAGTCGTCAAAGATTGGTAGTGCGTCGTCCTGGCGAGGCTAGCGAAGAGTATCAAATGGAAATTGAGCCAAGAAAAGGCGCCCTATTACATGACCCTGAATATAAAGAAGCTGGTAACCCCAAATTTGAAGATTATTATGGCGACAAGTATAATAGTGGGTTTGTTAAGGAACTCAACGATATTTTAAAATTACAACGTAAAGCAAGAGGCGAAGAAATTCCTACAGAAGGGCCTGCAACTTATAATGTAGATACTCCATATAATAATCAAAGTCCTATCGCTAAGGATCAAGGAACGTATGTGGTCAAAGCACTAAACGGAGCATAACTATGCAAATGATTGATGTATTAAAAAGATTAGCAGAATTAGACGAAAAAAATCCTAATATTGTTAAAGAAAACAAAATTGAAGAATGCGAACCAATGGGAGATATGCAATCTCCGAAGACTCCTGCAACACTTAATATTACTGCTGCTAATGGTGAAGAACTGGGCGATATGTTGAATGCAATCATGCAATTGGCTGGCGTACATGCAGTTGGGGATGAACACCTGGGTACGGAATCACCGCCCACAGTGCTGACAACAGAGCCTGGCATGAGCAGAAATGACCAAGACGCTGATAGCATGCGAACAATGTTGGATAGAATGAATCACATGAGCGATGAAGCAGCAGATGAAAGCATGGATCATGATCATGGTATTCCTGGCGTGGATAATGTTCCAGCGGATCCTCAAAAGCAACTGCCGTTTGCACCCAACGAATTTAGTCAAAATGCAAATGATGGTGATGGCAAAGATAAACATGGTCACCCAAGATTAACCACACAGCCGACTGCTACCTATGAAGATTTAATGAACG